GATCAGCGAGCCTACGAGGCGTTAGTGACCAAGTTTATGCGGAGCAATTATCCGTGATCTATCGGCCAACCAGCTTTAGATTGGGTGCGATGCGTGAACGTATTACGTTGCAGACGCCAACCGATAGTACTTCGACATTTGGCGATGTTAGCCAGACGTGGGCTGACACGCTGACCAATGAACCAGCGCAGTTCATTTCGACCAACGGCGGCGAAAGCCTGCGTGGCCGGCAAGTGGAAGCCGGCATCAACGCCGTTTTCACCGTGCATTACCGCAGCCAGTTTACGCCATCGTGCCGGATTCAGCACAACGGGACGACGTACGGCATCGTGTATGTCAGGCCGGTTGATGGTGGCCGGCGTTACATGGAGGTTTATTGCAAGTCGTGAGCAATTCGCTGGACGTAACATTTGATCTGCCATTAGACGGCGAACTTGCGACCATGTTTAACGTGGCTGATAAGTTTTATCAGAAGCAAGCGGCAAGCAAGATAATTGCCGCCGGCGTTGCACCAGTAGTTGCTAGGGCAAGAAACCTAGCACCAAGATCAACGCAGGAAGCACGCAGTAAACGGAGCCGAAAACAGCAATCGGAAGCGGACTGGAACTATCCGCTATGGAAAACAATTAACTACGTCATACGCGACTACAAAAAGCATTCTGCCGGGGTAATTGGTCCTGAATGGCCAAAAGGTAACAAAGCCTATTTCAATACATCGCCAAAAGGCCGATCAAGGAAATTGTGGGGACGCGATCCTAACTTGCTCGGTGACAATCCGCTGTCGCTTATAGCACCTCAGATAAGAAACTGGATCGTTCAGGCGTTTGATGAAACCAAAACACAGCAGCGGGACATCGTAAAAGCAAAACTTATAGAAATGATGGACGAAATATTTACAAAGAATGGCTGACGTAATCAAGTCAATTCGAACTTACCTGCTAACCAAGACGGCCATTACCGACCTGGTGGGCCAGCGTATTTACGCATCACGATTACCGCAAAGCCAAAGCCAGACTGCGAATTGCATAGTCCTGCGAATCACCAGCGAAACATACGACCATGCACTGGACGGGTTAGCAGGCATCGTGGCCACACGACTGGCTGTGGAGTGCTACGCCACCAGCGGCGAAGTCAGCCGGTCAATTGCCGATGCGGTTATCTGGTGCGGCATTGATGCAATCAAGGGTACGTATACAAGTTTGTCCATCCGGAGCGTCATGGTGGAAGATGGTCGGCGTGAATATGAGGAGGAGGACACCTCTGGTGGTGACTCTCAGCGGCACGTCGTTACGTTCGATTTTATGGTTACTTGGCTTAGGAGTTAGTAATGGCGCTAGTAGGTGATACCGGCAATGGAGCAACATTTACGCTGACCACGCAAACTGCGGCGGCCAGTCTAAAGGTTGACCAAATTCAGATTGGTGAAATTACGCTAGACATGCTGGAAGTTTCAACGCTTTCCAGTAGTGACTTTAAAGAAATGATCGCCAGCGATTTGAAGAACACGCCTGAACTGACGGTCAGCTATGTGTATTCAGCGTCGGCCACGGCGGTGACTTGTACCGGAAGCGTGGACACGGCAACGGTAACGTTTCCAGTTGGAAGTGGTCAAACTTCGACCACTGGTGCCACCTTCACCGGAACCGGCATCGTCACCAGCTTCAAGCTGCCTGATTTACAAAATGGCAACGTGATGAAGGGACAAATTAAATTCAAGTTTGATGGCGACACAGGACCGACCTACACCAGAGGAAGCTAATGGCTGTCCAGATCAAATTAGCAGAATTTACCGTACCGAAGAAAACTCAGTACGGAACGATTGAACGGTCAACAGGCCAGGATTATGTCTGGGTGATGAATCCGGACACGAAAGCCTGGCGGCACTGCGGCTACCTGGCACACCAAACAAAGGACAGACCTTACTTCTGGTTTAGTCCATTGTGCGACGTTGTGCCGGAACTGGTGGAACAAATCGTTGCGGAATGTGCCAAGCAGAAAAAGGCGGAGGTCTTATCTGCTGGGTCCATAGTTGTTGAAGAACCGGAGCAGGACATTGGAGGCGATGAAGATGAGCTTACGTGATCGGCTGAAAGAAAAGGCAACTTTATCGGAAGTTGTCGAACTGGGTGGCGAATCGTTTGAACTCCGTGGCATGACAAAACGTGCCAGGGGTCAGCTATTTGCCAAGGCACGGCGCAAGGACGGCAGTGTGGATGGCGACAAGCTAGAAGCATTGCTACTGTCTGCCTGCGTCTGCGATCCTGAAACCCATCAGCCGATCTTTGGTGAATCGGAATCGCGGGAATGGGATTCCGTTTCTAGCCACATCACAGGGCCGCTAATGACAGGCGTTATGCGTGTCTGCGGCATGGATAAGACGGACCTCGGCCCAAAAGACTCAGACGCAACCGAGAACTGATGCTGGCCTGTCGGTTGTGTCTACGACTTGGAATTGATGATCCGGAACAATGGCTAGAGGACGTACCAGATCGGGTGTATGCCCTGTGGGAATCCTATAGCCAGATAGAGCCGTGGTGGTCAGAACGAGAAATGCTGGCACAGCTAGTTGGCCTGGTGCGAATGATGCTGGCCGGCAAGTACAGCGAAGAAAACGTTGAAAAGGCATTGCACAACGCTGACATGCTGGCAGCGTCTTATATGCCACCTGATTGGGTTGATAGACCGGAAATCAAGCCGGTGAGTCTAGAAGAAACTGAAGCAATATTGGCAGCAAGGTTTGGCTAATGGCAACCACAATCAACGCTTATTCAGTTTCGCTTGGGCTAAACGTGGCCGGCTTGGTCGAAGGCGGCAAGTTGGCCAGGTCGGAAACGGCTGCGGTTGTACGAACGCTTAAAGGGTTGCAGGATCCGGCAGAAAAGATTGAACAGCAATTAAACCTTCTGGAAAAGGCTTACCAGGAAGGTGCTATTGCTGCCGGAGTCTACGAAGAAGCAACCAAACGGCTTAGACAACAGATGCAAGCGGCTAGCGATGCTGCCAGCGATCACGGCAAAAAACAAGCTGCCGGAGGAAACGAAATAAAAACGGCTATCAAAGGCATGGTGACTGCATATATCGGCCTTGAAGGTATTCGTGCCGGCATCAACGCATTGAAAGACGCATCGGACAGGATCGACGAGTTGGACAACCGATCACAGCAACTAGGCGAATCGGTGCCAAACTTGCAGAAGTTTGAATTTGCACTAGCACAGATGGCCAACATCGACGCGGGGACGGCAGACCAGATGCTTGTTCGTATGACACGTTCGCTGGGTTCCGCCAAGCAAGGGTCAGCGGAGACAGCCGATACATTCCGAAGGCTAGGTTTGGACATCAACCAGCTTTCCGCTATGTCGCCGGTGGAGCAATTCAACGCCATTGCCGCCGCAATTGCTGCGATACCGGACCCAGCACTCCGAGCTGCGGAAGCCACGAAGATTTTTGGCAAAGAAGGTGCTGCGTTATTACCTGTATTTAATCAGGGGGCTGATGCGGTTGCCAACATGATGGCGGAGGCGGAACGACTTGGCATCGTATTAACTGCTGACGAAGCGGCAAAGGTGGCCGCTATGAACGACGAACTAGATAAGACAGCAGCGCAGTTTCAAATCGTTATTGACCGCATACTTGTAGCAATGACTCCAGCCATATCTGCTGTTGTTTCTTTGCTGCAAGAACAGGATGGCATTTTAGCAGCAGCGCCGTGGCTTATTGGAAAGATGGTGGACGGATTTGGTTTTATGTTTGCGGTCGTTTCAGAGATTTATCAAACCGTCGCGGATCTAGGCTATGCACTATACAAGGCCTCGCAAGGCGACTTCAGTTTTTTTGGCAAGGTCGGTGAGTTTGACAAAGTGAACGGCTTCCTAGACCGCTGGGAAGCAGCACAACGCATTCAGGCTCAGCAACCCGGTGCTGGTACGGCTACCGATGCGGAAGCATTGGCAGCAGCGGAGGCACACACCAAAGAATATGAAAAGCAAGTCGCGACGCTGGAAGATGAAATCCTAGCAATGGAACGCGGCGAAGTGGTAGCACGGCAGATCAAGCTAGCCGCCGAGGGATATTCGGACGCGGAGATAGAACGGCTGGAAACGCTGCGGCAGCAACTGGACACGATGAAGCAGCAGGAAGCGCATACCAAGGAATACGACAAGCAGGTCGCGTCGTTAGAAGATCAGCTTTTGATCCTTCGCGAAGGCGAGGACGTTGCTAGGCGAATGAAACTGGCGGCGGAAGGCTATACCGAAGCGGAAATAAACAAGCTGGAAGGATTGCGCAGCCAGATTGAACTGGAAAAGAAACGCGACGAAATTTCAAAGATCAAGTTTGAGAATCCGGAGGCGAGGCAAGCCGGAAGCGCTGCTGCGATTGACTTTGTAAACAAGCTGGGTCGGGAAGAAACAGACAAGCAGTTAAAGGCGATGCTGGAGCAAAAGGCGATCCAGGATCAACAGCTAGCCCAAATCAGAGAATCAAACAGACTTCTTAATAGACTGAACGAAAACAAGCCTACTTTGGCTAGGTAATCAATATGCGACTAATAGGCGAAAAGCGAGAAGGCGACGTAAACCTGACCAGTAAGAATACTGGCGAGGTGACGATCGAAGAAACCTATACCTATACGGTTCAGGCCGATAGTAAAACAGACAACCGCCTATACGTCGCGAGCTGTCCCGGATTGCCTGTCGTAGGTGTTACCGTATCCGCTGGCGGCCTGGCGGTCTGCAAGTCGATTCGTGGCGAACGCAGTCCAGACAATCCAACGATCTGGACTTTCACGGCGAACTTCAGCAGCGAGATCGACGAAAACAATGACCAGCAACCTGGCACTGATCCAGAAGCATGGGTGCCAGTTCGCAAGACTATTTTTGAAAAATTAGAATATCGTGCTGTCGAAGATGCTAGCGGTGAAAAATATTGCACGTCAGCAGGCGAATCCTTCAAGGGCGGCATTCCTCAAACATTATGGCTTTTATCATGGGAATTTTCGCAATTTGAGAATATTAGCGTTACTGACGAGGATCTCATGGATCGCAACGAAGTGGTCAATGGATCGACGTTTAAGGGTAAATCAGCCAAGACGCTGCTGTGTCGGATCATGGAATCATCGGTTGGATTTTTCTATGGTCAAAAACGTAGATTGACAAAATACAGATTGACTTGGAAGAAAGATAAATGGACAGATAAAGTCCTAGACATTGGGACTTATTATTTAGACGCAAGCGGCAATAAAATTCCATTCCTCGATAAACCTGGAAACGTTACGGAAGGCGCCTTAAACGGTAGTGGCGCAGCAGTAGCTAAAACGAATCCGCCTACACCTCCATCTACATTAGAATTTGACCGGTACGAAACAAGTTCATTTTCATTTCTGAGGATTTAATAGAATGGCAGATTTGAGTATTACTGCTGCAAATGTTGGGGTTACAAGTAGTTCTGTAGTCGAACTTGTGCAAGTTGGAGAAAGTGTTTCGCAAGGTCAGCCCGCATATAAAAAGGCTATTGACGGCTTGTACTACAAAGCCGATTCAAACGCATCCTTAGCGACCGCAGCTGCGTTAGGTGTATTTATTACGGCAGCATCGACGAACGGCTATGCGTTGATTGTGAAGTCTGGTAGCTACCTTGCCGGTGCCACGTTAACGGTTGGCGAAACTTACGTTGTCTCTGCGACTGCCGGCGGGATCGCACCGCTGTCTGACGTGACGACTGGGTGGTATGTAACAATCCTTGGGGTTGCTTCGTCTACGAGTACTCTAGCACTTGATATCGTCCGCAGCGGCACTGCGAGGGCCTAGTATGGCTGGTGAAGATAACCGCGTTTATGGGTTTCGAAAGCTAGATGCCGAGCAGCTTATTCAAATAATAGGCAGCGGTAAAGGCGTTGAGCAACTTACTGGAAACACAAGAGGTGTAAATTACATCGCTAAAACGCCTGGCGGTGGTATTGCAGCACGTTCTGGAACGACAATTACTTATGCCGACTGTACAGTCTATACTGGGCAAGCCGGCATTCTAGAGTCTGCAGACATAGAAGTGCCGATCTACAATCTATCGACGACCGCTATAGCCGGTAATACCTACGTCGTTGCCGTGTGGGCTAGCGGCGTGCTGGTTGCTGTCTGGGAGGACTGCGTAGGTGCCTAATCGCTTCAACGCCGGAAATCATTGTGGGTGCTGCGGTCAGTGCTTCATCGGGTCTGATGATTTTAACCGATCCGATCGGCCTATAGATGGCGACTGGTACGGTGACGGCAACATTGTTGACGAGTACCTTGACGCCGACCACGATTCAACAACGCTGTGCCACCCAGCAGCTTATACGCTGGGATCTTTGTACGGCACATGCGTACTCAAAGACTGCGACACGACGACCTCTTACGTTGTACGACTTGGCGATCCGAACGCGACGCCAGATCCAATTGAAGTTTGGGTGACATTCAGCGGAACAATGGGAGTTGGTACAGGCACGATGCTGATTGAGCTCCGGCTAACGTCCGGCGTAGCGACCGAGTCATACGAATATGACTGGGAATATACCGACGAGGAGCTGACTATCTGTTATGTTCCAGGGCTGTGGCTGTGTGCGAAGCCAACCGTACCAAGAACTAATTCTAGCTCGTTTCCACTATGGGTTACTACATGCCTTGGCGCTGGAGGCGATGATTGCTGGACACGAGACGGCGAATCCGTTGGAAACTGGATGTTCGTTACTGGGCGTTTCGACGACTGGTATATGGAAGTCCATTACTACGAACGCAGAGAGTGTAGTGATTGTGATTGCTACTGCGTCCATGAGGACGGTTTTGTTTGCATACCGAAGGAATTTTCCATAACAGTTGGTGGGACTGGCTGTTTAGATGATACCTATACGATGCGACAAAAGCGGGTGCTGTCTATCAATAACACATCAACTCCAACAATTGATGACTGGCCAGAGAAAGCCACCTGGATAAGCGATGAAATAGCTTGTCCTGGAGACAGCGATAATAAGATTAGATTTATGATCACCTGCAACAAAGATGCAACGTACGGCTACCCACGACTGGAAACTAGGCTCATTCGATATGGTGGCGGCGTAACTGTTGGGTGCAGCTCGTTTCAATTTGAGATCGGCGATCCAGGAACTGTGGATACGTCGCTGGATAACACCAGCTTTCAGAGCTATGCCTACAGCAAAAGCGGAAGCACATGTGACCCGCTATATCTTGTCTTACCGGACATCATCGAACAAAGCTGGGCCTGCAGCAATCCAGATCAATCTTGTTGCGGAGGCTACATCGTGTCAGGAGATCCCGGATTTGAATCTGAACCATTTCGGATGTCAGTGGTGGTGACAGAATGAGCGAGCCATGTCAATGCCCAAATGCCGGATGGTGCCAGCGGCATCGCATGGATAAGCCATTGCACTTGCATAAACTATGTCAGTCTAGAGAGGATTACCGTTCGCTGTGGGATCGCAAAGCACAGCAACCTGCGACTGACAACCCACAGACACCTAAGCCACCGCAGACACCTCCCTGGGTTGGCATCGTGTCCTACTTTCGAAGTTCAGAGGACACTGGCGTGGGTGACACTGTTCAACGTTATGCTGCCATGCTAGGAGGAGAACAGTTCAAGGTATGGGCCAAGAGATTAGGCATGCCGTGCGGGTGCACTGCACGCCAAAAGGAATGGAATCTTAGGTATCCATATACCGCACCGCATGACCAGCAGCAATCATCTTCTCATTGATTGACCATATTTCGTCTTTGTTATTGCTGGAAATGATTACAAGATAGCGGCCATACTTTTCTTTGCGATCTTTAAACGTTCGCACCAATATCCTGCATCCTAGTGGCAGCATGCCTTCTAGGTATGCCTTGGCTTTCTTGCCTTTCTCGGTATTCATTTCTGGCGCATTGATGCCCCAAAGTCGGCATTTGCATGCCACCTGCACATCCATGCCGAGATCGACCATAAGATGCACAGTGTCGCCGTCAATGACTCGTAAAAGAATTGCTTCGTAGTTATACATTATCTGCTCCCTTTATTATGTCCAGCAGCTTCCACAAAGTAATCAACACTAGCGGCTCGCCATGATCCTGCCGAAAAGCCACGCAATCGCAACCATCAGGAATTTGCAAATATTCCGGAAGTGCCTTGCGTATCTTGGCTTGCACCTTCCAATCACCAATGAGTACGTCAACCGACTCATGGCAACCTAGTGCCCTACCGTTTGAGGCATAGGCTCTTTCCGCCTTAATGCCACTATCTGTGGCATGTTTGACTAAGTCACGCTCAAACTTGTTGCCCTTACGTTTACTTGGGTGCGTCATGCTTTTTTCCTATATACTAGACGTTTTTTGGTTTTAGTAGATTCTTCAAACGACTCAACACGGCCGGACGATATTAACGTTTCAAGTATTTCTCGCCTATCACGGCTTCTAAGCCAACGCGTCTTGGCTACTAAAGCAGATAAACCAAGCTGTCCTTGTTTTATAATGTTATAAACTCTTTGGCAGTCTGCTTCCCATTGATTCTCCGAGCTCTGCGTAGCAATCTTGTAGATTGTTTTTCGAGTAATCCAGTTGGCAATTTTGATCGCCAATTCGACATCGCATAGGTCAATAAATCCATTTTTACTTGGACCAACTCTACTGGCCGAAAAAAGTAACGCTAAAGACGCCGCCCTTCCTCTGGCTCGCTTCCATAAACCGTCTGTGTTGCGATGGCTTCCGTCTTTAGGAATTTTATTGTCTATTGCATCGCAATATTTTTTATGTCGATCATAAGCAGTTTGAGTCATTCGATAGATGACAGGCTCTGGTGACTGACTAGCCAAGTTGCCTGTGTTAGGAGTAAAACTCAACCACTCCTTGACAGAGTCCAATATATCTTCTGGAACTGAAATACTTAAAGGATGCTGTGTTTTTGCATATCCGCTAACCTCAAGAGGTATGATTCTACCTAAAAATCCATCCTCAACAGAATCTAAACTTAAATTAGCCCAAAATTTTTCTGGTGTTGCAGTTCCAAAAATGCAGCAATGCGGCTGGTCGATCGTGAAAAACATTTTAGCGTCGCTAACAGCAGAGTTTGAATAAATAGTATGCGACGAAGTCATTAGCATTTTAAGTTTCTGAACAATTATTTCCATGTGTCCGCTGCTGCGCTCCTTTTTAATTGCCTTCAATAGGTCTCCTATTTCATCTAGCTGAAATAATTTAGCTGGCCACTCGCGAAGCTGAGCTTCAATTCCATGCCCGCTCCCAACGGCAATTGGACCTAGATATTGAGAGCCTCCTGATAAAGTCAAAATCTCAGTATTTACGTTCCTTGGCCTTTCCTTTCCGCAACCGCTAGGACCTAATCCCAGTACGAATAAATTTGTTCTGTTATTCCTTTCATTGCGTATTTTCCTACCGGTTATAACACTAAGTAAACTCATAGCACCAGCCAAAGCCAAAATGGGCTGCGGTTCATCTGATGTTTCAAGAGTATAAAGCGAAACGCGAGATATTAACCCAGGCGGAAATAAACAATCAGTAGGAAACTGGCCTGGATCGTCGGGCAATTTCTCTACGTCTAGATCATCGTCATTTTCTACTGAAAATGTTATATTGCTGAAGTCGTATTCAATTGGATTTATGGCTTTGGCGCATTGAACTGGATCGTTATTATAGTCACACGCGCAAAGAAATGCAAATTTATCGTAACTTCGCTCTGCTTCTAAAGGTATAGCTTCAGTAGAAAAAACAGTCAGCCTATCTGAGTTGTCGTAATTCAAGCTGGCTGAAATCGAACCTATGTTTTTACCTGGCCTCCACCAGTGACTAACATCCCCTATCTGCTTGGCTAATGTCCATCCTCGTTGTAGCAATAACTCGCTCCAGCTGGTAGAGGCAATGAACATGCGAGCAGAATTAATCAGGCTTGTACTTGGATATGATTGAACTACAGATTTTACTGTAGGTATATACATATCCAATTGCATATCTAAGAGTAATTTTTTAGCATTATCAGGAAGTGCAATTACATCGCACTCGCCTGGAGGTATGATCCACTCGTAATAAACTCCCGACTCATGCTTACTTGGAGGAATGACCGACTGGGCTTTATCGAGTCCAAATCTCCACTCAGTGCCTTTATATCCAAATTTTGCCTTTTGATCTTTATAGCAATCTTCCCAGGCGAATAAACGATGAACAGATTTAGAAGATTTATACGTTGGAGTTTTACACTCTGCTAATAACGGCTCAAGTATTTTTCTACCTTCGTCTGTGTCGTACTCGACATCAATTATTCCGCTAGACGGGCCTAACAATACACCTATATTGGCGTTTGGCCATTGTTTAAGCCACTGTTTTATTTCGGACTCATTAGATGTAGCCGCTTTATGCCATCCAGCACCAAGTAAGCTGCCTGGATTTTTAGACATATGAGCCATCACGACCAGTTTCCACTGGTCCTTGCGATCTACCGCTCGCTCCATTTCTATTTCCCTCCTAGAATGGAATTTCGTTTCGTTGCGTGCTATCGAATCTTCTATTTATGATGCGATTATATTTGCCTTCCTTAGAGATCATAAGCTCGCACGGTCTGCGAACGTACCCCTGCTCTTTCCAGCTAATCGCTGCGTCGATTATATCAGCGTCTTGATTTCTTTCAGATTCAAGATCAAAAATATTATCTAATGAATCTTCGCAATGCTTCGTCCACCATTTAACTGCATTTTTTTTTGCGAAACCTTCGTGTTGCAAACAAACCCATTCGTCCACAGTGTCAAGATTGCCAGCTAAATAGTAGCGAATCCTCAAACTATCTGGAGAACCTATTTTTTTGTGTCTTGTCCAATTCCAATCATTTACAAGACAGACCTCTGGCTTAACTAGCACTTCAGATCGCTGATCGGCAATTATTTCGTGTTTTAATTCGCGGTCAGGAAACTCGTGACCGCAATAGCACACCTTAGCCGATGCAAAAACCTGCTCTCCACATTCAGGGCATGTTTTGGTAGGAGGATCTCCTCCAGATTCTCTTACTTGTTTTGCTTGACCGTAGTCTATTGCATTTAAAGGTCCATGGCGAAATAGATTTTGACCAAAATCCAGTAGTAGGCAGTCGTTTTTGCCTTCGTATGTTCGCATACCTCTTCCGACCATTTGAACAAATAACCCAGCCGACATAGTGGAGCGAAGTATAACTACGCCATCTATATTTGGAGCATCAAAACCCGTAGTTAAAACGTCACAATTGCAAAGGTATTTGATTTTTCCGTCTTTGAAATCAGCTAATGTTTGCTCACGCTCTTTGGTGGGAGTTTCGCCAGTAATTACTTCGCCGCCTAGTATTTCAGAGACCATTGCAGCATGAGCCACTCCACAGCAAAAAATGATAACAGACTTGCGGTCGTAAGTCGTAGCTAAAATTTCATCCGTTGCTAGTTTAATTTTGCTGTAATCTGTAAACAAAGCTTGAAGCTCTGATTCTATGAATTCGCCTCCGCGAATATGCAAGCTAGAAGTATCGTATTTGGTTTTCGAGATACGATTTGTTATTGGCGACAAATAACCATTATGTATTAGCTCAGTTATGCTAGTCTCGTAAACAACTTTACTGAATAAACCATCTCCATCGCACAAATGACCTTCTCCGGTCCTATACGGTGTAGCAGTTAATCCGATAACTCTCATTCTGGGATTTATTTCTTGAAGTTCTTTCAAGAACGTGCGATACATTCCGTCGCCGTCTTTGGGAATTAAATGACACTCGTCTATAATGACTAAATGCCTAGCTCCTAAAGTATGAGCTTGTTTATATATAGATTGAATCCCAGCGCAAACTATATCTTGTTCGACTTGTTTGCTATTTAAGCCGGCAGAATAAATACCCACGTCCATGTCAGGCAGAAGTGTTTTGATTTTGCTCGCGTTCTGCTCGATCAATTCTTTTCTGTGCTGCAATACTATCACTCGGCCTGAGTAATTCTCTATTGCGGTACGACAGAGGTCCGCGATCACTAGCGATTTTCCGCTTCCTGTTGCCATGCTGATTAAAGGGTTTTGCTGTTTTTTTTCTCGTAAAAATATCCACGCTGACTGTACGGCTTGCAACTGATACGTGCGAAGTTTCATGTTTTCCTCCAGATGCCGACCTAATATATAAATCACCGTTCCTAATTTTTTTACATTCCGCCGCTATTTCCTCAGGACTTGGCACCCAAAACTGATGAACGTTTGCTTCGTCGTTCGGATCGAGCCAGTGGTTATATACACGCTGACGTTTGCCGCTGTATCCCCATTTTTTTCGAGGAATAATACCTTTAGTATGCCTAGTGATAAAACTAGGGGCGACACGTAAAATCTGAGCTGCTTCGCTAGCACTTTTCCCGCTTTGTAAAAGTTTTATTGCGTCGGCCGCTTTTTTTGCAAAATACTTTGAGCGTTGATCATTTGTCATTTTTCCATGTGTCATTTCAATATCCTTATATCACAGAAAACGCTATTGCTTTTCTTTAAGTTCCATGCAATATTCGTTATTTCCCACTTCGCGAACAATGTTTGGCTTTAATATAGGCTTGTTGTTTTTAAACGGGCGATAATCAACGCGATGATGCCAACGATTAAACTTCCAAACTATTTCTACTACATCAGGGTGCTGATCCTGTAGCGACTTAGCGAACGACAGCCGTTTGTCTCCGGTATTGTAGACGTTGTCTGTATTTCCTCCTTTCATAGCTTTTCCGTTTTTAACTCCTACCGTAGGCATTTTGTCCATGCACAATGCCCTAAAGAGCAACGTACAGTATCCGTCCTTCAAAAGCCTAAGTGATAAATCTGTATCTTCGTTGTATTTGCCTCTCCATCTATAATCAAGCTTTGTATTCAAAAGGATACACGAGTAAACTCGACTATTCATTAGAAATGGAGTTAACGTTGGCGATCTATCTGGAACAAAGCCAACATTATGAGGCCCTGCCATAGCTATATTTTCATATCTGTCTACGAAGTCCTCCATAGCTCTGAAAAATCCGCCTCCTTTAACGCCTATGCGACGATTCATATTACAGCGAACGAATCTATTAATGTTGTCGTCAACAGTCCAATGACGCTCATGGCCTCGTTCTTTAGCCCACTCCCATATAAAATTTCGAGCAGGAATTGACCCCTGCCCTAAATTACTGAATGGCATTTTTACTACTTTGTTTTCGCCAAGATGTTGGCAATAGGTCTCGTACTCGTGCTGCTCTACGAAAAACTTATACGACACACCCATACGGTCTAAAGCCTTGCCGGTACGCTGGCAATCAGCCCTACCTTTACTTGGAATACAAACTGGGTATTTACTATCTGTTTTGGGGCCGTCATAATAAAACGATCCATGTTTCATTTTTTCTATGTTGGGATACCACATAGAGTTAGTTCGCTCAGTAACGCGAACTCCGGTGGCTTTAGAAAATTCGTGCAAATCGTGTTTAGTCATCAAGTTTACGGTTATACGATATTTGGGTCTAACATCCCGCATTGAAAACTCGGGCATTGACCACCACGAGTCTTTCCATGTAGGCTCTAGATCAAATAAATTCATTTGTTCGGAAACCCGCTCTTGACGATAGAGTTTATCGCTCATACTAAATCCTCCTATTGGTTAAGCGAAAAGAAAACAGCAGTGATGCCCGACACCTGCTGTGCATGTCTAACGGGGCGAACAAAAGTCCCAAAAGTTCGACCTGAGCTTCCGACGATATAAAGCCTCATCGGCACGGCTGAAAAGATTAGCTGGCTAGTATTACTCGACTTTACCACATGGCTCGTTTGCACCAAAGTAGTATCCATCAAAAAGCATTTGCCAAGTTATCATATTTGCTCTTCCAGCTAACGCAACTCCTTTAGAGTAAATTTGAAGCACTCTGTTTGCTTCTAAACCGCTTTTGCAAAACACCCACTTATCGGCGTGCGGTATGAACTCAGTAGCAGTTAAGAACGGCCTGTATTTTTTCGGCTTTTCAATTTTTTCGATTACAGCCATAAAAGCCACGCTAGGAATTGGATCAATCCAAAGCTGCGGCTGTCCGTTTTGATCAATAAAATACTCACCGCATTTAACCCTAGTGATTTTTATTAACTTCCATCCGGCAGGTACGCCGTCAGTTATTTTTTTTGCTCTTGCTCTTGGCATTTGTTTTCAACTTACCAACTAATAGACTTTTGAATTTTTCTACGAAATGTCGATGGCCATTTATCGCATCGCAATGAGAATCGTAATTCATTGTGATAATTTTCGTATCATTTTGATAAACCATTGTTTGCCACAAATGACCATCTAAGCTCATATATCTATCAGAACCTAAAAAGTAAGTTCCAATAAATATATCTGAAATCTCGTCTTGCGCAACGATAACGTGAACCATAGTTCGCTTGCTTTTGTCAAGTGTATCTAGCCAGCGAAAATATTCTATTTCGCCAGCCAGACGTACGGCTATGTTATTTGCGCTTAGACGATAATAAACTACCACGGAGAATCATCGCCCGATAAAAGCTGTTTCGGAGTTCTTTTTTGAACTGGTGCTAAAGCTGTCAGTCTATGAAAATTAGAAATTTCATTGCTTGGCCCATACTCTCCTTTTGCCGGTCTAACTTGTATCGAAATTACGATAGGAATATCATGCCATTCTGACGAATCAGATGGCTTAATTATCCCTGTGGCGTTTTCAAGTTCCTGCAACCGATTTCTAGCAATCTGTCCTGCAGCCCCCGTGTCGTAGATCATATAACGACCGTAAACTGATCTATTCTGAAATTCTCCGCTGCGAATCTTGAACTCTAGGCTAAGGTATTGTTTCCCTGTTTTCGACTCGCGAATTGTCGAATCTACTAACACTGCCTCGTAATTGCCTTCCGGAATTACTTGATATTCTTGACGTGTTTCATCAACTGGACGATCAAAAAACGCTCCAAAACCAACCATAATTAAACTCCTTAAACTTTCCTACGTTGCTTCAACGCCACCAATACTTCTCGATCATCGCTAGCGATTACTAAACCGCTCGCACCAATTTCACGTTCAATATTATCAACTACATTTAACAAAATAGATGCGAGCTCACCAACGCGATCGTTTTTAATCGTACTCATACGATCCTTTTTAACCGAAACTCCAGCAAGCCTCAAGATTTTGTTGATACTACTTATGCTTACGTCTGGACCAAATGCATTCCAAATATCAGCACGAATCGCTTTCGGCGTCATGTTGAAATACTGTTCTCGCTTTGCGTTAGCGTGTAACACCATAGCTGCATAAGTTTCCAAAGTTTGTCGCTTAACAGTTTTCGTTACCACAATTATTCCCTCACTTAAAAAATCTCAACAGAGTCGGCTAATAGATCCCCATCCATTTTTACTTCTGGCGAATCGTCTACGATTACATTTTGCTGTCCCATATTTCTAGATGTTTTGATCGCTGAAGCATAGGCTGCAAAATCCATTGGAAGCTCATCTGGAAGTCCAATGCGGTTTTTTGCTAAACAACTTCCCGACTCGCTAGTCTTGATAAATCTCTCCTTTCCTCCGCGAGCTACGTCGCGTTTGTTTTGCTGACTTGTATAAAGTCTAAAGTTCGCAAAGAGCACTTCGTCGCACCACTCTTGGACAAGGCTTGAACTACCCTCACCTTTGGCGTTCGAGTGAAGATCAGGCTCGTAACGATCAAACGACAATCCTTCGGGGGTTTTTACAGGTACGATACGACTATGCCCTAGAAGGATAACAGCCATAGACCTAGCCTTCCTGAGATGATCCAAAGTCGCTAGCACTTGCTGCCAATACCATGTAGCCCTGGAGTATCCCTTACCCCAATCAATTTCCCCAATGTTTTTGACAGAGTAATGATTGGCTACATCTTTATGAATTAAATGCTCCAGCCAATCAACAGTATCAATAACGAGAGTGCGAAATTTATGTTCTGATACTGTTAACCATTGCAGAGAATCCATCACCTGCTGAATACTTAAAAGATGTTCCGTAGCCGATACGTCAATATCGTTTAGGCCATCCTCAAGATTTATGAAAATGCTAGCAGGTGCGGACGCTGCCCAGGTAGACTTGCCCACGCCGTGCGGACCATAGAGCAAACATCTTCGAGGCGAAGGCTTTTTACCTTTTACGATCTTCATCATTCCCTCCAGAGTTAGAAACTAATCAACACCATTTGTCATTCTGTATTCGGCTGCGCACCGAT